CTTTGCCTTGTCGGCCTTGCGGTTGTTGGCCGGGTCAGAAACGATCACCGCGTTACCAGCGTTCCAGGTCATGACCGGGTTGCCGTCATGCCGCAGGGTTTCTACCGTCTCGCTTTCGACCAGTTCCCACTCACTGGGATCGAGGTCAATGACACCCTCGCCCTCTTCCTCGGGAGCAAGACCCAGTAGCCGACGCTCGAACTCATCAACGGCTGGCCCCATGTCCTTGAAGCCCTGGCCGAACCCCACCATCTCGGGCAGCGTAATGTCGTATTCGGACATGAGCTGCAGCAGGTCCTCGATCCGCCAACGGTCATAGGCGATGCGCTCTACGCCGAAGTACGTGGTTATCGTCACCAGGCGCCGCAACACATGCAGCTTGCTGATGGCTCGACCAGGCGTTGTTTCAAGATGTCCGTGTTTGACCCACATCGCATAAGGCACCTTGTCACGGTCCTCACGGCCTTGCAGATCGTCGTCCGGGATCCAGAAGTACGGCAGCAACCGCCAGTGCGGATCGTGCGGTGCCGGCCAAAACAGCAGGACGAACGCCGTCAAGTCCGTGGTACTTGCGAGGTCTAGCCCACCGACACAGCGCCGGTTGCGCAACATCCGCATCGGCACACGCTCTTCCGCCTGCTTCCAAACTGCCCATGAAATCCATGGGGCATCGGCCTGTGTCCACTCGCAGAAGTTCAAGCGCCGTACCACGGACTCTTGAGCGGGCAGCCCCCGGGCAGCCTTCACCTGCTCTCGCAAGTACTTGCGACCCGGGATGCCGGTCGGCCTGGCCCTCTGCCGATGTGATCGAGCGAGGGGTTGACCTTCGCCCAGCAGCTTTCGTCTTTGAATGGATCGTCGCCATCATCGAGCGAACAGATGAAGGCAAAAAAGCTGTCGTCATCCTCGATTCCGGCGCAGATACGCACGCCCAGGTCGTGATACTGACCGCACACCGTTTTCTTGTCGGAGCCGCTGTTGGTGATCATCACCACCATGGCCTTGCGGCGGTTCTTGGTACCGGCGCGCATCATGTTCACGGTGGCAGCGGTTTTGTGTTCGTGCACCTCATCAAGCAGGCCAATGTGGGGCCGCGGGCCTGACTTTCCTTCGTCGGCAGTGATCGGCCGGAAGAACGAATTGGTGTTTGGGTAGAACAGGTTCCACACCTTTTCGTCGCGCCCCGACTGCACCAGGCGCGTGCGGAGTTTGGTGGACATGTCGACCATCGACACGGCGTCACGAAATAGGATCATGGCCTGGTCGCGCTTGGTTGCAGCGGCGTAGATCTCGGCGCGCTGCTCTCCGTCAGACACCAAGCCATACAGGCCAATACCAGCCACCAGCGGCTTTTCCCGAGCCCTTACCGGTTTCGATGTAGCCCAGACGGAAGCGGCGGAACCCGTCCATCGTCATCCAGCCGAACAGAACTGCCGATGACAAAGGCTTGCCACGGGGCCAGCAGGAATGGCATTCCTTCGTAGTCACCACCGTTGAGGCAAAGCACCTCTTCGAAAAACCCGATGGCTCGGTTGGCCTTGCCCAGATCCCAGATCAGACCGCGAGACGGCCCGTGTTTAAGGTCCTGCAGATGCCGCTTGCATGCGTTGCGGACATCAGGTCCGGCGACTATCTTGCCAGCCAACACCGCCAGGGCGAACGCGCTGACGCGATCATCAGTTGAAGTACTTGTCTGCGGCGTCTCGTTGCTCATTGGGGAATAGCTCACCTTGCGGCGCTGGCGACGTTTCAGATTGCGCCGGGACATAGGCGACAGGCCGAACTGGGCGCCGGCGGCGTTGGCGCGTTTTTCGGCGTCATTCGCAAGCTGGCGAAGGACGTGCATTTGCTGCGCGCCGGTTTGAAGGTCTGGATATCGCCGCCCAGGTCATCATCGGAGCATCGTTTCGCTTCGTGATCAGCCGCTGGTACCGGCGCCAATCGGCGGTCGCCTGGCAGTAGGTCGCCAGCGCCATCGAGTCCAATTTAGAAACAATGCCCAGGGAGATCAGCGCCGGCACCAGTTGCCCCCACTCGGCGACTGCATCAGCAGAAAGCACGTCCGGCATAGGTGGAGCGCCAACAGGCACTGGCGGCGCCGCGACTTGAGCCAGCAGATCGCTCACGTTTTCGCGCCCTCGATTTCCTTGCAGTAATTTCAGCGCCGCCGGCGTTCCAGGGCGACCCGAGTTTCCGTTTCCGGCCATAAATACCCCTACTTTGTTGATACCCCCCCTCCCTCATTTATCCCGACGTTGCACACGACGGGGGGCGAGCGGTCTAGAAGAAATTCGCAAAAAGGTTTTTCACCCCCCCTACCCTCCGGGGCGCGCTTTTTTGGTGCGTTTTCGGGCCGAGGTCACCGATTCCAGTGATGCCCTGGATCCACCGGGCGGCCGTCAGCGTTGCAGCCAGGGACCGTGCCGGTCCGCTCCATCCGTTGCTTCGTCGAGTCGTGGCAGAACTTACAGAGGCTCGCCCAGTTAGCCGGATTCCAGAACAGCTTCCATGCAGCTTTGAGCCGCACCGGGTCTCCACTGTCCTTAGCCTCTTTCAGCTTGGGCGGGATCTTGTGGTCGACGATTATCGCGGCAACGGGCCGCTGATCCGACGAGCACATGGTGCAATACGGATGTTCCCGCAGGTGACCGTCGCGAGACTTCTGCCACTTGTATCCGTAACCACGCTGAGTGCTGCTGCCCCGCCGATCATCCGACACCTTGCTCATCAGCCAACTCTCCACACCCGGGCTAGGTTGCCCGAACTCTGGCAGACCGATCCGACGAACACCGCCAGCAGCACCACCATCGGCCACGAGTTGCGCGGCATGATCAGTTGGCCCTTGCCGATGTAAACGATCACCGCACCAGAAGCCACCATCACCAACCACGCAAGGCAGCTCATGTCTCGACGGAAGCGTGCGCCACGGCGCCGGAAGGTGAACAGGCGAACGAACAACGCCACGCACAACCAGAACGTGGCCTGGGTTAGGACTTCCTGCATCAGGTGACTATCCATCCTGCCTCCCCTGCTGTTCAGCATCGAGACCCCGACGTTTGATAATGGCAAGCGCAACGGTGACCACCAGTACCGAAGCACCGAACGCGCCGGGCCGGAGTACTTGAACGGGCGAGTGCCCCACAGTTCCAGCTCAGCCATGCCCGGGGCAAACAGATAGCCCATCACGAACGAGACCAGCAGGAAGACAACCCGCTTCCACACAGGCAACTCCTCGGTGGTGGTGAAGAACACCAGGGCACCGGCAAGAGCACCGATCACGGCGAGCCCATCAATACCTGTCAGCAACCCAGTTACAGCAGCACCGGCACCGCCGGCCACGACAACAGTTGTAGCCGTGCTCGCAGGCTCGCCCATGCTGATAACTCCATTGCAGACACCCATCGGGCAGAAAAAGAAACCCCGCCGAAGCGGGGTTAAGTGACCGGTCTAGGGAAACCGGGTAAAGCTGCACAGCACGTGCGAGGTCAGCGCCGAGGCGCAAATTCCATATCGTGGGGACTTTTTACCCCTCTCCGGAAAAACCGGAAAGCAGTGTTTTTCGGTTGAACTACTCGGCGCACCTTTGACTCACTTTGACGCAACTTTGAGGTAACTGCCCCAGACGAACGGCGGTCAGCACGACCTGACACGCCCCACCGTAGATGCACGCATCAGATCGGTCGCCGGCGACTTCACCCGCATATTCCGCGCACGACCTGGCGCACTACGCACGGTCAAAATCAGCTGCACCTGCTGGTGCAAAGCGTGGACCCAATTTCTATACGTCCGATCCGCATCGTCACCCAGGCCCAGCAAGGGCAACTGAGAGCGTACCGACCACGCAGGGCGAGGCAGATAACGATTACGCGCGAGCTTCGCGAGCACCGCCCCTTTCTCAGACTGCCGCTCAAGTTGCGCAAGTGCCGCGCAACCTCAGATGCTGCGTGTCCATCCCACCGCCTGTTGCCATCATCAAGTCGCGAGATCCCGGAGTGCCACGAGGGGCAGAGCCGCCCCACTCGATGATTGTCGCCATCGGGCTACCAAGACCGCCGCCGTCACCTACCTGGTTGAACTGGTTACCCCAATGCTGCATCAGTTCTTCGATTTCTTCGATCATCGCCCCGCTCCCCCGGTCAAAATCCAACCCGACACAAAAACGCCATACCCAACACAAACCCAACACACCTAAAACCCTTTAAATTCAATAGCTTTAAATCAAATGTGTTGAGTGTGTTGGGTTTAACGGTTCTCGCATGAGAAAAAAGATGAGCGCCATAAGTGCGCTGATTGAAATAATGACGCACATGCGCGTGCGCGACGCCAAACCCAACACACCCAACACAACAGGCGGAGACGCCAGCGAAATAGAAGGCTAGAAATTGTGTTGGGGTTGCGAAAATGAACCCAACACATACCCGACACACCCAACACACTTTTGGTCGGATTCATGCGGCAGCTGCCTTAATGTGGTCCCAATTGTCCACATTCCAACCCGCCAGCCGGGCCTGCGCTCGCCATGCGAACACCGCCTTGCCTAGGTCGGCCGCCTTGAGTGATGGGGGCTGGGAAGCGTCATCACCCCGAGGAAAGAAGAATGCCCCGAACTTGCGGTTACTACCATCAGTCCAGGGTATGGCCCGCGTCTTGTCCACCTCGGAGCTTATGAATAGCGAGAACTTCGTCTGACTCATCACATGCTCTTTGTTGCGGTGGCACCACTCCAGGAACATCGCGTACAAGTCCGTGGACAAACAGGCGCCCCACATCTCGCGCCCGAGATCGCCATACTGCCAGAGTGACAGGAAAGTCTGCCAACTTGCTCGACTCAAGGCAACCAATCGTTCGCGGGCCTCAGTACTCGGCGGCCTGGTGCGCTGGTCGAAGTCGCCCAGGTCAACGGACAACAACCACGCGTACAACGCCGCGACGCCGCCATTCTCCAGCTCTCGCCCCACGGCCTTCTGGCGTTCGACCGGAAGTGTCTCCATCGGCCACAGCACCAACATTCGCCGGTCACTGGGCGCGATCGGCCAGGGCATAATCTCGTTGCTGAGGAACGCGGCGTTCATGTGATTGGCTTCCTCCCAACCGTTGATGAACTTCGATTCCATGCGCACCGTCTTGCCGGTCACCAGGTGTTTGATCTTGCCCACCTGGTTGTAACGCTGATCACGGCTCACGACCTCTTCGAACACGGCCCACAACTTTCGGCTTTGCCAGGCGTTAAAGTTGCTTTCCAGCTGTGTCTGCCCGACCGTGGCCGCATATTGGCCGTATAGCAGCCCGAAGGCGTCAGCGAACAGCAGGCTTTTGCCCGAGCCCTCCATGGTCGAGTGAGCCAGCACTGCGGTGTCCATTTTCGCGCCCAGGTGCTGAAGCGGGTACGCCAACCACCGTACCAACCAATCGCTCGACGACTTGTCGTGGTTGCACAGGAAAGAGATCAACCAGCGCAAGTTCTCGCACGCCGCGTCATCGCGGTTCGGTTCCATGGGCAGTCCATCGAAGGTGTTGATGTAGACGTTCGGGTCTTTGGTCATCGTCGGGTCGAACACGATATTCTCCACGTCAACCACGCGACGATCCGGGCTGTTCAACCACATGCCGTACATATCGCCGAGGGCCATCTTGACCGCGCCCTCTGGAACACGGCGCTTCTTCTCGCGGTCCCAAACATCCTTGGTGCCGTCGATATAGACATAGCGCTCAATCGGCTCAAGGTTCAGCGCACCACCCTTCTTGCCCGCCATCTTGCGGGCCTGCTCGATCTCTTTGACCTTGTCGTCCGAGATCAGCTTTTTCTGGGTGTCATCCATCCACTGCTTCGCCAGGGGCTTCCCGACACGGGCTTCAAACGCGGTTTTCTTCATCGCCCGCGCCTTGTCGAGATCCCACACCTGCGTGGTGCCCTCGACCAGTACGTACCTGCGGAGCACTTGCTCATAAGTCAGCCCATCCCCCGCGCCCCCGTCAGCAGCAGGAGCGGCCTCACTGGGCAGCGCACGTGAGTCCTGCTCGCTGGCACTCGCCGATGGGGCCGGGGGAAGATCTTGTGGGGCTGGGCGCGACGCGTGCTGCATACCCAACATCCGAGCTGCGTCCTTAACTGCCTTCGCCTGGTCGCCATCGTGATCCAGCAGGCAAAACACCTCAAACGCGTCATTCTGGTGACCGTTGGCCAGCGGATCCGCACCGTGGTGCGAATAGACCTTGCGGTCGGTGACAGTCACACCAGGTAGCCCGGTGCTGCTGTGTGGATATAGCCATTTGTTACCACGCTTGATGTAATCGTGGGCACGCAACAGCTCTTCCACATCGTGGCACCGGTTGAACTCATCGATCACCGAAGGTTTGCCATCAGCAACTGGAGCACGCTTGATAGGTTTCGCGGCGGGCTTCTTCGGTTTCGGCGCCCAAGGGCACGCGGCCTCAGCGTTGCGTTTGAAGACATCCCAATTCTGCCAAATGTTCAGCAGCTCGGTGGTAAGCACCGGCAGACCATCAGCTGCATTCGGCGGAGTGCGCCAGGTGTACGGCTTACCAGTACCCGGATGGATAGATGGCGGGAATACGTCCTGCACCAGGCCGGCGCGCAGCTCAAACACCGTGAAGCGCTTGTATTCGTCAGCCTCGGCTTTCGCTGCCGCCTCACCAGCAGCATCCCCCTGCTCTTTCGCCGCCTTCGCCCGAGCCATCAACGCCTTGTGAATCGACCCATCGGGGTCTTTCTCATTGGGCCAGGAAAGCGAGTGGCGCGTCAGATCGATGTCATCCGGCATTTTGAACAGCACGCGGAACCGCAATGGGTTGCCAACGATGGTCGGATAAACCACTGCCATGGCATCCAGATCAAGGCCCATCTGATCGAACAACACAAACCGCGTCCACTGCACATCGTCCACGTCCAGCGAGCAGACGCGGCTTGGCCCGAGCACTACGCCCAGGTTGTGGTTGGGGTTGCGTTGCCAGAATGTTTCCGCTGCAGCCGGGTCGGTGATGTAGCCGCCCGGCTTGTTCCAGCCCATGCCCTTCGGTGCCTTTTCGCCCGGGTCAATTGGGACCAGGGCAAGGTTAAAGGTTTCGATGTAGCGGCGAGCCCAGGACGCTATCGCTGTGCTGGTGGATTGCTCACTCATCGCCGCCGCTCCCGCAACCCCTGACAACTAACGCAGGTTGCACAACCCTGGATCGTCTGTTGACGAAGTAACGGGATAGCTCGTCGCAATCCTCACAGAATTGCGCGCTGACGGAGCACGTCGGGCGCGGACGGCGCGCCAGTGCGAGCTGGCGGAAATATTCGGCTGCATCGTTGGCGATATCGATATCATCAGACATTGTCAGCGCCCTCCATCGCCTTGCGCGCACCAGCCATGATGCCCAGTACCTCACGGATAACATCCATGCCGCGCTGCTCCAGCAGGAGGACTTCGTGGGGCTCCCAGATGTTGTCGGCGGCGCCGTCGTGCATGCAGGCCACGAACTGGCCTGACTCCTCGAGCATCTTGCCGACGGCCTTCAGCGTCGTCGGCAGTGCCGGTACCGGTATTGGCTTGTACCAAACCGCACCTGCCGGCCTGACCAGCGCATCCAGTAGGCAAGGATCGCCGGTCAGCCTGATCACCTCTTCCAACTCATCAGGTCCAGCCAGCGACGCTCTTCGTCGTGCTTGACCTTCTTCTGCAGGCTGTCGTAATCGAGCACCATATCAAGTGCCAAAGCAGTCACGCCGCCCGGTAATCATGGGCCGCGCGGTAGATCGCTTTGCGGAGAGAAAGAACCGGCCCAGCGGCCGGTGATTGATCTGTTCGACTCATAACCGTAAATACCCCTTTTACGGTCTAGCCATAGAAACGGGCACGCCCTATCCTACGACCACGACCGATGTGCATGTGCTGTGTATCGTCGTAGCCGGGCTGGGGGATCTTTGGTGAGAGGCTCCAGCTCGGCACCCTTTCTACGCAGCCTTTGAGCCGCGCAGATATGCCCAGTCAACATCCGGGCGAAGCTGCTCACAGGTAACCTTCCCTTGAGTTTCACGCTCAAGCGAAACAGCAAGCCGAACGCTCGCACGCCGATTTCCGTAGGCAATTTGCTTCAACTGCCCAGCAGTCGTTTCACAACGCGCCGCCAGATCATCCAGCTTCGCCTTATCGAGAATCTTTATGTATGCATGCAAGCTCATGTGCACCTCCGTTTCGCAAAAGATAGCAGCCGCTAACGACATTAACAATAGCGGCTTGCAATTTACAAAATGCTAAACGCTTTTAAGATAACTGGATGAATATCAGCCAGCTCCGCGTTGAAGCCCTCAGGGCCCTGATCGGCGATCTCAAAACAAAAGAGTTTGCCGATCGACAACAATCTTCGACCCCTCATACCTTTCCCAATTG